ACTTAAATGATGCTAAGATTATGGAAAACTTAACATTAACAAACTTAGATGCAGACATGAAAGCTGCACTTACAAATGCTGCTACTTATGCAAATATGGATTTAACTAATTTAAATAATAGGCAGCAAGCTGAAGTTTTAAATGCTCAAGCTTTTTTACAATTAGATATGGCTAATCTTACTAATAAACAACAAGGTGAAGTGTTAAAGTATCAAGCTAAAAGCCAAGCTCTATTTACAGATGCTGCTGCAGATAATGCTAGAAAACAATTTAATGCACAGTCTGAAAATCAAGTAGATCAATTCTTTGCTCAATTAGGAGCTACTGTAATAGATCAAAATAAAAATAGAGTAGCTGCTATGAGGCAATTTAATGTTAATGAACAAAATGCTCAAGCAAGGTACAATACATCTTTAGTTGATAGTAGGGATAAATTTAATTCTACAATGCAAGCACAAATTAATCAATCCAATGCGGCTTGGCGTAGGCAAATAAATACAGTTAATACTACAACGCAAAATGAAGCTAATAGGCAAAATGCACTTAACTTGTTAAACGTAAGTCAAAATGCTTTAAATAGAGTATGGCAATCATACAGAGATGAATCTACTTGGCTAAATCAAAAAGGATTAAATAGAGAACAGTTTGCACATGAGTTAGCTAAAATAGGACTAACTGGTGATGTAAATAATCGTTTATTTAACGAAAAAGTAAAAGTAGATGCTTGGAGTAAAATAGGCGGAGGTATTTGGGATTGGATAAAACAACTTTAGGAAAGTAAAATGGCAGGAAAGTTAAGAGACAGTATAAATAATTTTTTTAAACCTATAAAAGATGTAGTGGTAGACTATGTAGTAGACCCTATAAAAGATGTTGCAGGAGGTATTAAAGATGTAATTACTCTCGATGGAGCTATTGATTTAAATACTTCAGGTAAAATTTTAGGTATAGATGAACTTCAAATGCAAATAAGACAACAATACCCTGATGCTACTGATGAAATGGTAAAACAACTAGCTTTAAGTCAACAGCAAGCTCTGTATCAAGCAGATATGGCTAAAAAGGATGAAGGTTTTTTAAGTTCTAATATAGCTCCTGAAAGTGTAGATGCAAGAATGGTAAGTTTAAATACTAATACTACAACAGGTGCAGGAGCAACTGCTACACAAGCCGTCATAGAAAATCTAACTAATAAAGTACTTAATCCAAATGAAAGTGTTGCAAGCAATATAACAAAACGAAATGAATTATTTCAATATCAAGACGCAATAACTGTAGACCCTGAAGTAGATACAGAAGGTTATCTAACAATTAAATTAGGAAATTAATAATGCAAACTAGACCAGAAACAATGTCTCCCTCTGCTGCAGGCGGAGAAACCGATGTAGGTCAATTAGACCCTCTAGATTATCCTATTCCTGGACAATCTTTAACAGATGATCCTAAAAACGCATCATTTGAACAACCTGCACAAGTTTCAGACCCTGCACAAGCTGTAGATGAAATACTAGCTACATTTGAAAAACCTGAAATTAAAGAACAAATGATGAGTGCTATTGCTTCAGGATATCCTGTAGAAGCTATTGTTAACAGTTTAGCTGTAGCAGGTGTTGCAGAAGGTAAGTTTACTCCTGATGTAGCAGAAATAATTAAACCTGTAATAGCTTTATATTTAATTAAGACAGCTTTAGCATTAAAAATACCTGTAGTTCCGTTTACAGATGAAGTTATGTCTGAAGAAGAATCGGATAGACAATTAGAAGCTGAAACTATGTCTAATATGGAGGTCATAAAACCTGAAAGAGCTAGACATATTAAAGGTAAAAAATTTGTAGATGATTTTACACAAAAAGCAAAAGAAGAACAAGGTAGGATGATTGCTAGAGAAGAAATAAATAGAAGACAAGAAGAAATGCCTATGGAATCAGATGGTAGTTTTTTAGAAATGGAGGAGGTGTAAAATGGGTTTAGGAGCACTAACTGCTTTAGGAGCAGCTTTTGAAGGTTATAGTAAGGATGAAGACACAAAGGCAAAATCTGCTTCTGATTTACAACTGCTTTATTTAAAGGCAGAGCAAGATCGTATAACTAGAAAACAAGAACAATCTTTTACTGCAAGTGAAAGTGAACTTGATAGGGATGCAAGAAGAGAATTAAAAGAATATGAACTAGACATAGCAGAAGCTAAAACTGATAGGGAACTTGCAGAAAGTCAACTTACTTCAGGAATAACAATAGGCGAAGGAAAAAATCAAAAAGAAATACAAATACCAAAACCTTCTACTTGGAAAAACATGTCTACAGTAAAAAGAGATACAGAATTACAAAGATTGTTAAGTTATGATCTTACAAAAGATGAAAGAAAAGAAATAAATCAAAAATTATTTGCTTTAGATACAGACCCTGAAAGAAAAAAATTAGGTTTGGCTAAAGAGGTATTTGGAGAAAATTATTTTAGTGAAATAACAGAAGGATATTTAAAATCTAGAACTTCAGGCTATCAAGATACTACTACTGGTGCTTTAGTAAAACCTTCAAGATATGCATGGATGGGTAATTTAGAAAATTATAAAGAGGAATATAGAGATTACTTAACAGCTATAGATGGTCGAGATACTACTATATATAGTCAGGGTAGGCAAAACGGCACATTTGTAATAAATAATAATGGTGATTATTCTTGGGTTACAGATAAAGATGCTCCCAATTATAAAGGAGACTTAGATTTAAATACAGGTATACAAGCAAGTATAGGACCTAACCTATATGTAAACCCTAAAAGAAATGAACCTAATAATTTTTATAGGTTTGCAGAATCTTCATTAAATGATGCTGATTTATTTTCAAGAGCACAGGTTGTTCCTGCCTTAATGAACTCTATGTTTAAAACAGTAAACGCTAATAGTTTAGATAATGTAAATATTATAAAAGGTGTGTTTAATGCTAATTTTACAAGCACTATAGATATGCCTACCTTTAATCCCTCTTCAGGAGCCGTAGAGTTAATACCTACTCAAGCAGGTTTTGATGCTATAACTTTTAGAAATAATGTATACCACGCAAATCACGATTCTTCTGCCGAAACAAGAAACAATAAATTTACTGCTTTACCTGAAGATAATTATAACAATGGTGGCGGAAAGTCTGAAGAAAGTTATTTAGCAGGTTCTGCAAGATTAGCACAGATAGAAGATGGTAGAGTAGGTTTGTCTAGGTACTTAAATATATATGCAGATTTAGCAACAGCAGCAGGTTTTGATAAATTTGTAGGTGCAGATAGTTTTTTAGACCCTGAAGGAATTTTAGGTGGTATAGTATCTATTTTTAGTAATATTTTTGGCAAAGGTGGTCAGGCAGATCAAGTAAATGCTATAAGACAGGCTAATGATGGTCTTTTAAAAACTTTAGGAACATATGCTGATAAAGATGTGGTAAAGCGAGTAACGGCAGCTAATGAGACTATATTTAGTAAAACAGCTAAAGCTAGTGAAATATTAAATGCATTAAAAGTTATGAATGGTTACGCAGCAGCTTTAATTACTCAAGGCGGAAAATCAGAATCAGCTAGAATATCTGACAGAGATTTAAATGCAGGTATAGATATGACTTCAGGTTCTGCATTTGCAAAACCTAGAGATAGGATGCAACTTGCTTATGATTTTTTAAGAAGAAATGCTGTTGAATATGCTGCTTTAGTTTCTGTAGATACTGATAAAGGTTGGAATTATACAGATACATTTCAAACTGCAAAAAGATATTTTAATGCTTATTACAATGCACAGCCTACATATTACGAAAACATGGGAGATTCTTTAGAAGTTCCTACACAAAACCCTTATCAATACTCTAATTTTATGTTGCTTGTTGATGACAGGCAAGCTTTAGAAGCTAGAAGATGGGAAAATATAATATATAGAGACGAATTTAAAGATACGTACAAATTAATTAATCCTCAGATTACTGGATCAACTGATAAGGGTGCTGGTCAAGGTGGAACACCTAACTTAACAGGAAAACAAGAATAAGGATTTAAACTATGGGAATACCGCTATTATTACCTGCTGCTGCTGTTGGGGCAGCAAATTTACTAGACACTGCAACTACGCCAACTGGCGATGTATCTGTATGGTTAGACAAGGACGGTCTTACTGATGAGACTATTCCTAAACCTTACAGTCTACGCTTATATGAAAAACATATGGACAGTGTATTTAAAGATAAAGGGGCTAATGTGCCTTTAACAAATGATATAAAATTTCTTAAAGATGTAGATACTTCGCTTTTAAGTAATTATATTCATAACCCTGCTATAAATCAATATTCTGAAAATACTAACTTGTTTCATAATTTTAGAAAAGCTTCTGCTAACATACGTACAGTAGATATGGGTGATGGTCAGATAGTTGCAAGAAATGCTGCAGAAAGAGATGCGATGATGAAGCAAGAGTATGATTATGAAGGCATAAACAGGATGCTTATGATGATGCAAAATTCTTCAGTTACAGACTATTTAAATCAAATACCTGATGTTTCTCCTGAAATAGCAGAAGAAATAAAAAGAAGAGTAGAAGTAATAACAGACACTAATGATGCTAAATATAGAGCAAGTTATTTAAACTATTTTAAACAAAAAGGTGTACAATCTGCAGACTTTTTAAGTGATGCTTTTTTTGGTTCAGGGTTTAAAGCTATAGGAAATGTACCTAGTGTGTATGAAGAAATTAAAGGGTTAGGTTTATTAGGTGCAGGTAAAGTTATGGGAGGAATAGAAAATATATCAGATTATTTTAATCCTGGAGCAGAGCAAGAAAGAGAATTAACACCTGATATAGAAACTACAAATGGTTTTACTTATGATCCTAATTCAGACGCAGAATATTTAGAAGCATTAGCTAAAGAAAAATTTCTTACAGCTCAAGAAAACAGAGAAAATGTAGATAATAATATTACTTATAGAAGTAGTCTTATGGGTAGCTACACTGTTCAAACAGCGACTGATACTATCAGAGAAATGTTACTAGGTGGACAACTTCTTTTTGGTAGGGCTATTTTAAAAGGTGAAAGACTATCTGCTGTTAATCCTGCTACACTTCCAAATATGATTAAAAATCCTAAAAGTATTTTTGATATTAATAACGCTTCATTATTTAATAGTATGTATAGCAAAGAAGCAATCGAAGAAATAAGCGATTTAGCAAGTAAAACATTTAAACAAAGAATGGTAACACTTAAAGATCAAGGAAGTAGAGGCACTAGTGGGTGGTTTGCAAATGTATATAAATCCCTACCCATAGTAGGTCAGGCAGCTAGACATGATCATTTATTTAGTTTAGCAGGTGCGTATGGTCCAGAAGCACAGAGATTTTCACAAAGATTATATCAGTATGGTAATATAGGGGCTAGCCTTGCAGGAACTACAGCTTACATGACTCAATTAGCGTTTCCTGAAAATAGTTACATAAATAATGGTTGGTTTACTATAGGTGCAGGTTTAATAGGTGGCGTAAGTTCTCCCCTTTTAGGTCAGGTAGTACGTGGAAGTTATGATAAATTTTCTGCTTCTTTTCATTTATCTTTTAATCCTTTTGTAACAGCAAAAACTTTAAGAAAAAGAACAGATAATTATTTACAGTTTAATAGAGATATGTCTCCTGAGTTGCTTGATGAAATAAACGCTACTATAGATATTATGCCTGAAAGTGCTATCCCTCAAGGAAGATTTAATGAAAATGGTAAAGTAAATAGAGATGCCTATCTACGTGATGAATGGGTAAAAGGTAGTCCTAGACTTCAGGCTGAAAAAATAGGTCCAGACGGTACGCCTGTATACGATAGTGTTGATGAAGTTGCATATGCTAATGCACAAAGAGCTTATAATAGAAAAATGAATGTTATGGGATTAGACACTAAAGGTGTAAAAAATATTTCTAGATTTATAAGTATGGTACATAAACTTAGAGATAATCCAGAATCACTACCATTATATGAAAAATTAATGAAAGAGCAGGCTGCTACTAAAAGAGATATAGATACATTAAGAAATACTTTTTTTGATGAGGAAGGAACTCTTAGGCAAAGATTTCAAGGAACTGATAGTGAGGGCAGCCCTATTATAAATTCTTCTGATTTAGAAGATTTAGAACTGTATTTAGATATGTATATGGGTAACACTATGTTAAGTCAATTTACAGATATGATGCAAGAAGCAGCTAATCTAGGAGTATTTGGAAAAAACATAGATGGATTATTTGCCAACGACTATTTACAAATGCTAAGTGTAATGGAACAGAATTTAGCAAAACTTTCTAACATGCATAAAGCAATAGTAAAAACTCTAGGGTATGATGATACAGGTAATCCAGACACAAATGTATTAGATGTATTTAAAAAATTAGATGAAGGTAGAGAATTACAAAACGTAAAATTTTTAGAAAAAACTGATTATGTTCTTAAAGAATTAGAAGGATTACAAATAAGAACTGATAGTGAGCTTGCAGGTTTTCAAATAGATGATTTATATGATCCAAACAGCAGTATAGGTAGTACTTTAGATTTAAGACAACTACCTTCCCTTATCAAATACGAAACAAATTATAAAAAAATCACTGGTAGTACAAGAAGTACTAGAGAAGCAGACATGAATATTCTAGGAGAAGAAATCATAGAAGTTATTGGAGCTAGATGGGATGATGTTTTTGGTGAAAACGGAACTATGAAAGCTCTATACAATAATGTAAAATTAAATACAGAAGGAAAACCTATAAAAATATTTGATCTTCAAACAGAAAATATGCAAAGAGTAAGACAGGCTTTTGAAGCAGGGCAAGGTACAGATACTCCAGATTCTTTATTTATTATGGACCCTCATTGGCAAGGTATAAATGATTTATTTAAAAAAGGTGGTGCCCCTGTAAAACGTGTAGTTACTCCTACAGACGATTTAGGAAATTCTACTAGCAGTCCTATAGAAATATATGTGGATGCTGATACTACTATGGATGAATTATTAAGAGTGCGATCTGAATTTAATCGTGTAAGAAGAACAGACCTAACAGGTATAGAAGGGCATGATGCAGGAGAAAATGCTATAAGCATAACTAAATACTTAGACGACGATACAAACGAACAATTACAAGCTGTTAATAAACGATATATGTCTGCTGCTGAAGATTGGAAAGGCGGTATAGGTAAAAAATTTATGGACACAGATGCACAAGGTTCAGGTGCTCGAATAGAAGATAAATTTACAATATATGATACAGTTATAGATGGTATTTTAGATAATCCTCCTAGATTTGCAGAAAAATTAAGTGTATTTTTTGATTCAAAACAAGCAGGTTTAGATTATGTTACTAAAGCTTTAGCTCATAGAATACATATGGGTAGGCAGTTTAGTGAAGATGATTTTTCTAAAATAGAAAGTTTTTATGTTAACGCTGAAAAATTTGAAACTAGTGGTGGGGAATTGTTAGACGTGATGCCTGTAAGAAAAACCCCTATAATAGGAAAAGAAACAGTACAATTTGGCGGCAAAACAAAAGAATTAAAAGATATGTATGGTGCAAGAGGAGATATAGCAAAAGAAGCAAATGCTGAAATAAATTCAATAGGAAGAAATCAACAAGCTTTAGTGGGTGCACAAAAAAAAGTAGAAGGCGATTTAGAAATAATATTTCAAGGTATGAATATTGGAAGAGGCAGAAGAAATAGAACTGATTTTTATAATAGATTAAATGATGATGGTATAGACGGAATTAAAGAATTAAAAGAAACTTTTTTTGGTGGAAATTACAGTGGTACTTTAACAGAAGCAGATTTTGATAATGCTATATTATTTGTTGTAAGAGAAGAATTAGAAAACCAATTTCTAGAAGCTAGTATGACTACTAGAGTAATTCCTAAAGTTAGTAAAATAAAAAAAGATGGTTTAACTAAAGAAGATCAAGGTTGGATAGAACAACTAAATATAGAAGCAGATAAATATCAACAAGTTTTAAACAAAAATAGAAAAATATTAGAATATTTAGAATCAGTAAAGCCTTCTGTAGGTGGAGATATAGATGTTTTAAAAGGTATACAACTTACTACAAGAAGTAATATTACATCTCGAGCAGGAGCTCCTAAAGGAAAAATACTTAATGTTCCTACACCTACTTCTTTTTCTACATATCAATCTTATGGATGGGCTTGGATGCGTGGTATTGTAGGAATTAAATGGATTGCAGCTCAACTTGGAAGAACACATATTGCAAACCAAAATGCAAAAATGTATGTTCAAGTTCTTACTGATCCAGATGCCGCTACTCTTATGTATAAAATAAATAATGGTAAAACACTAAATCCAGGAGAACAGATTAAATTTAAAAATGTAATTATAAGCATGCTACCTACACTACGAGATGTATACGGAGATATGACGCAAGGAGAAAGAATGGCTAGGGAGAGAGCCTGGGAAAAGAAAATAAATGCTTATGTAGAATTAGCAGCAAAAGGTGGAATCCCTAACAGTTATACTAAATCACAATAGGAGATTGATGTGATACAGAGATTACGAGAGTATGCCATAATAGGTATAGCTTTAGGTATAGTCACAAGTGTGGCATTTGGTGAGGACTCCAATATAACAAATACCACTACGACTACATCTACTGTGACTTCTAACAATACCAACGTAAATACCAATAACAATACCAACGTAAATCAAACAACCAGTAACAATACCAATACCAATCTTAATACCAACAATACAACCATAAATAGTACTGCAACAAATACCAATAACAATAATAATGTTAGCACATCTACTAGTAATGTTACATCGAACATAACTCAAACACAAAATGTTACTAATACAAATACCAGCACTGTAAATTCTACATCTAACAATACAAATTTATCTACCAACAGTAATACTAACGTAAACACATCCACATCAAACAGCACAGTTAGTTCACAAAATGTGAATACTAACAACAATAATAATACAAATAATTCACAAAATGTGAATACTAACAATTCTACCAGCACATCATCCGCTACACAGAAAGTTACACAAAGAATTAAGACCGCCCCTCCCTCCGCAGTGGCTCCATCCATCATGTCCTATTCCCAGGACCTATGCACTACAGGGGCTTCAGCAGCAGTCCAGACACAAATCTTTGGTGTATCAGCAGGTAAATCTGTACGAGACGAAAATTGTGAACGTTTAAAAAATTCCAAAGCTCTCTACGACATGGGGATGAAGGTAGCGGCTGTAGCCCTACTCTGTCAAGACGAAAAAGTTTTCAGGGCGATGGAACAAAGCGGCAGTCCTTGTCCGTATAAAGGTAAGATAGGTGCTGAAGCCCAGAAAGCATGGGATCAAAATCCAGAAGACAGACCTGACTGGCATCTTATAAAAGCAGATATGAAAGGGTATGAATTTAGAGCTTACAAGAAAAATGATTTCTGTAAGAAATACCCAACACAAAAGATATGCTTAAAACCCTAATATCATTAATCCTACTCAGTAGTTTTGCCTACGCTAGTACGCCCACCTTCACTATAGGTACTGACCCCCTCATAGACATAACTTCTACTGGACAAGGATTAAGCCTTGGCGATGATAACATGTCAGGGATGAAAAATATCGGTTTTGATTTTACCTTCTATGATCAGACTTTTTCTCAAGTAAATATATCTATGAACGGATTCTTTACCTTCCAGAATAACTTCTCGGTATCGAGATCGAGAAATTACAGATCAGAAACGCTACCTGCTACTTCATTTAATTACTCTGTATTCCCTGCATGGAGTGATTTTATTAGAAGATCGTCAGGCAATCAGTCTCCTTACATACAAACATTTGGACAAACGTCAGACACAGATCAATACTTCGTTATCATGTGGGATAATGTCTCTGAATACAGCAATGGATTAAAAAGTACTTTCCAAGCTATACTATACGAAACGACTAATGAAATTGCTTTTAGGTATGATGAGCTTCGCATACAAACACACGATTTGACAATAGGGTTACAAGGCAATAATGAAGCTTTAACGTATTTGAGATATGAAGACACTGGAAGCACAACCTTTATTGAGACAGATGATTTTAGTGTAAGCACAGCCATCGATGAATCTTTTAGTAACCTTTCTTCTGAATGTTTAATAGATTCTGATTTTAGTGAGTTGTGTAATGTATATGATTTAACAAACGATTCTGAAGAAGAAGATTATTTATATGGTACAGGGCTTACAGACGCTATGCTGTATGGTTATGACGATGAGGAGGATTTTTATGGATTTGATGAAGAAGATGAATACCTATACGGAGAAACAACTTTTTTTACGTTTGCTGA